TTTCATTCGATATGAATGAAATTTTACAAATTTTGAGAAAGGAGGCTATCGTTATGCCTAAAAGTAACGAAACTAACAATCATGCAGCTAAAGAGTGGTCGGTTAATTATTATCGATATTCATTTAGCGATGATGCTTCCGGGTTATGGTCCTACTTTGGCACTGTGCTGAAGGGGCAACCGGAAATTTATGACACACCTTTCGCCAAGGGTGAGTCAACTAAGCATATGCTTAGTGAATGGAAGGAGCACTTGGAGTCAATCAGTACACGGTGGCCTACGTTGTACGACTATGAAATTGACCTCTCCAAGAAGGTCGGGCCAATGTCGGTTATGTTGCCGTTACATGACCGTCTACAGGACATTGACTCTTACTATGATGGTATTCTCCTTCCATCAAAGCCCATAGATCATTCTGCCCAGCGAGCAGTCATCTATGAGTTCTCGAAGATCAGGGGTCTTCGTATGCGTGGTCAGGATAGGACTGTGGAACTTATGAAGAAGTCCACTAACTCAGGTAGTCCGTACTTCAGTAAGCGTAGGAAAGTAACGCATGAAACTACGCCTTGTGACGTTGGCTATCATGGCGAAAACGTCATCCAACTATTAGATGGCAAAAGCTGGAATGCTGCTGCTGTGCTAGGTTGGCGCGGACAAGAGGGAGGTCCTAACGCTGGTGATGTTAAACAACGTGTGGTCTGGATGTTTCCATACGCAGTTAACATTTGTGAACTTCAGGTGTATCAACCTTTAATTGAATCCGCTCAGCGTTTCAATTTGGTTCCTGCTTGGGTTAGCATGGAATCGGTTGATGAGGAAATCACGAAATTATTTGACTCTAAAAATAGTGATGACCTCGTGATTTGCACCGACTTTTCTAAGTTCGATCAACACTTCAATAAGTACCTACAAGCATGTGCCCAGAGTTTATTGCGCAATCTGCTTGTCAATGATGCCAAACATGATCGATGGCTTAGAAACGTATTCCCGGTTAAGTATATGATACCTCTAGCCTACCAACCGGGACAAGTACGATTTGGGTGGCACGGAATGGGATCTGGTTCTGGTGGGACCAACTGTGATGAGACCCTCGTGCATAGAGCTCTACAGTATGAAGTAGCTCAGAAACACCTAGTAAAGTTAAACCCTCATTCACAGTGTCTTGGCGATGATGGGATAATTAGCTATCCTGGATGCACTGTTAATGAAGTAGTTGAGGCGTATACATCTCACGGTCTGGAAATGAACCCCACTAAACAGTACGCTTCAACTCAAGATTGCATATATCTCAGACGGTGGCATCACAAAGATTATCGTATTGACGGGGTATGTGCAGGGGTATACTCAACTATGCGGGCTTTGGGTAGATTGAGGTACCTCGAACGCTATCAGGATCCTAGGTACTGGGATTCCAAAGCAGTGGCTCTTCGGCAGTTATCTATTTTGGAGAATGTGAAGTATCATCCATTAAAGGAAGAGTTTGTCGAATTTTGCATGAAAAGGGATAAATATCGCCTCGGAGTAGATATCCCACATTTCCTCACCAACATACGGCAGGTTGCTGAGGAGAAGATCGAGAACATGCCAGATTTCCTGGGTTACACAAAGACTTTGCAGAGCGGGCATGATCCCGTTGGGGGAATTGAGTCTTGGTGGATTGTGCAATACTTGAAATCAAAGTAATGCTCGAGATGGTGCAGTAAACCATTGGGTCTTTC